CAGGCGCTACGGGAGCCACAGGAGCTACGGGCGCTACAGGCTCTGCCGCTACATTAAATGTAGGAACAACAACAACTGGTGCAGCAGGATCATCTGCCTCAGTAACTAATTCAGGTACATCTAGTGCCGCTGTATTTGACTTTACAGTACCACAAGGTGCGCAAGGTATACAGGGTATTCAGGGTATACAGGGTATTCAGGGTAATACAGGAAGTGCCGCTACTATTGCGGTAGGTACTACAACTACAATATCACCCGGATCTTCTGCAACAGTATCAAACTCAGGTACATCAAGTGCTGCAACATTTAACTTTGGAATTCCTCAGGGAGCCACAGGTGCCACGGGCGCTACGGGCGCTACCGGATCAGCTGCTACTATTGCAGCAGGAACAACAACAACAGGTGCTCCTGGAACATCAGCAACAGTAACAAACTCGGGTACTTCTGGTGCCGCTGTATTTGACTTTACTATTCCTCGGGGTGCTGGTGTTCAAACAGGTGGTTCAACAGGACAGTTCCTTGCTAAGTTAAGCAATGCTGACTATGATACAACATGGTTGTCTATTACTGGTGGACTTAGCTATCAAGGTACATGGAATGCATCAACTAATACCCCTACATTAACATCTAGTGCTGGTACTGGTGGTACTTACTATGTGGTTAGTGTATCTGGTTCAACTAACCTTAATGGTGTAACAGACTGGGTTATTGGTGACTGGGCTATCTTTAACGGTACAACATGGCAAAAGATTGATCAAACTAACTTGGTTACTTCTGTAGCTGGTCGTACAGGTAATGTTGTATTATCTAACACAGACATCTCTGGTTTAGGTACTGCGGCTACTACTAACAGTACAGCGTATGCTACTGCCGCACAAGGTACATTAGCAGACACAGCTATTCAAACATTAACATCTAATGATGGTAGTGTTGTTATTAGTCCATCAGGTACTACAAGAGACTTGTCTGTAGGTGTTGCTGGTAGTACTGCTACATTAATTAGTCAAGTACGTAATGAGACTGGTGCAACACTTACTAAAGGTACTGTTGTATATGTTAGCGGAGCTGCAAGCAACAAAGCTCTTGTATCTAAAGCATTAGCTAATGCAGATGCTACCTCAGCACAAACATTTGGTGTTATACAAGCAGACATATCTAATAACAATAACGGTTATGTAGTTGTTACAGGTGTAGTTAGTGGTCTTAATACTTCTGCTTTTGCTAACGGTACTCAGTTGTATCTTAGCGGAACTACTGCAGGTACTTATACAAGCACTAAACCTTACGCACCTATTCACTTGGTATATGTAGGTATTGTAACTTATAGCCATGCTAACCAAGGTACTATTGAAGTTAAGATTCAAAATGGTTATGAGATGGATGAGCTACATGATGTGTCAGCTCAGAATCCAACTAACGGTGATACACTTGTGTATAACAGCACAACTGATCTTTGGACTAAAACAGCTCAATCAGCTTTAACAGCAGGTAATGTATCGGGTACAGTAGCTATTGCTAATGGTGGTACAGGGCAGACAACTGCTAATACTGCATTTAATGCTCTTGCACCAGATCAAACAAGTAATGCTAATAAGTATCTTAAGACAGATGGTACAAGTACATCATGGGCTACAGTAGACGCATTACCTTCACAGACAAGTCAATCAGGTAAATACCTTACAACAGACGGTACAGTAGCTTCATGGGCTACTATTAGCCTTCCTACACAAACATACACACGTACAACATTTACGGCTACTGCTGGACAGACTTCATTTACAGTAAACTATACAGCAGCTTTGTTGCAAGTATATTTGAATGGTGTGTTATTAGACAGTACAGACTATACAGCAACTAGTGGAACAGCCTTTGTTCTTACTTCAGCTGCAGCATTAAACGATATTGTTGAAGCAGTTGTATACAACGTTATTAACGTAGGTCAAGTAGCGGCTAATGGGGTTCTTGGTGGAACAAATGGTTATGTACTTACTTCAGACGGTACAGCTGGCACATGGGCAGCAGCTCCTGTATCACTCCCCTCTCAAACAGGTAATGCTAACAAGTTTTTAAAGACAGATGGAACTACTGCTTCATGGAATATACTTCCAACTGTATTAAACATTTTGAATAATGCAAGCTCAGTTGTGGCTGTATCAGTTGCAAATGGTTTTTTACCAGTATTAAACTTCAGTGGCACAACCATAAACGTAACAGTATCATAAGGAAAATATTATGGCAGCACGATATCCGTTAGTATTAAACGGCACAACAATACAAGAGCTACAAAGTGGTGACGTTCTTAACGGATACGTTACACCTAGTAGCACAGATACATTAACAAATAAAACATTAACAAGCCCTGTTATTAACACACCTACTGGTATTGTTAAGGGCGATGTTGGTTTGGGTAATGTAGATAATACATCAGACGCAACTAAGAATTCTGCTTCAGCTACTCTTACAAATAAAACACTTACTTCACCTGTAATTAACACTCCAACAGGTATTGTTAAAGGTGATGTAGGTTTAGGTAACGTAGATAATACTTCTGATGCTACTAAAAATTCAGCATCTGTAACCTTAACAAACAAAACGTTAACAAATCCAACAATAACAAGTTACATAGAGACTATTTATGCTTTATCTGGAACGGGTATTGACCCCGCCAACGGCACTATTCAAACTAAAACACTTGGTGCAAACACAACTTTTACTGAATCACTTGCTGATGGTCAATCTATTGTTTTAATGCTTAATCCAGTTACATATACGGTAACATGGCCCACAATGACTTGGATAAATGTAGCGGGTTCAGGTTCTGCCCCGACACTTGAAGCATCATCAATGAATGTAATTACTATGTGGCAAGTTGGTGGAACTGTTTATGGTAATTGGTCAGGGAGTGCTTAATGTTTTTGGCTAAAAAACTAAACAAAGGGGCTGGTACTCCTGCAATTACAACAGACCCGCAATTCAACTATGTAACTATGCTTTTACATGGCGATGGGACTAATGGCGCACAAAACAATACATTTCTAGACAGTAGTGGAAACAATTACACAATTACACGCAATGGAAATCCAACTCAAGGTTCTTTCTCGCCTTATGGGTCTAATTGGTCAAATGTTTTTACTGCTTCTTCAGGAAGTTATTTAAGCGTTCCATATAGTTCTGCTTTTAATTTGACGGGAGATTTTACAGTTGAATGTTGGATAAACCCGTCAGAATTAGCAACAGGAACAGGAGTCGGGTCGCCTCTTTACCCAAGAATATTTAGTTTTGGAACATACAATGCGGCAAATAGTATTGGTTTAGAGATAAATTCAAATGATAGTGGTACTGTTAATGCCTTAGTAGTTTGGTACAATGGAAACCAATACTATTCTGCTAATAATATCGTTGCCGTAGGTAATTGGTATCATTGTGCAATGGTTCGTAGCGGAACTACTATTAAAATATATTTAAATGGTACAAGCGTAATAACAATTACTGGTGCATCTGCCGCAGTAAACACAAGTCAGGCATTGTTTATTGCATCATTGCAAAGTTTTACAACAGATGCTAATGCTTGTTTTAAAGGCTACATATCTAATTTGCGCGTTGTTAAAGGCACGGCAGTTTATACAACCAGTTTTACGCCTCCAACAACACCACTTACGGCAATTACCAATACAACACTTTTAACTTGTCAATCAAATAGGTTTGTTGACAATAGTACAACTGTCGCAACTATTACTTCTTTTGGCACACCAAGCGTCCAACGCTTCAACCCATTTGGTACTTCTACCGCCTACTCGACAAGCGTGATTGGTGGGTCAGGGTACTTTGATGGTAGTGGAGATTGGCTTAACTATACTGGTGGTTCAATTTCTACTAGTGTAGACTTTACTTTTTCAATCTGGTTCTACCACATTGGAACAATGAGCAGCAACAGGGGAATTTTTTGTTCTTCCAATTCACGTTTTGGAATGCTGGCTGAGAGTGGAAATAATTTTTACATATTAGCAAGCACAGACATTGCAACTGGAGTAAAAATTCCAGTTAACCAATGGAATCATCTAGCAATCACTCGCACTTCTAACACATTACGTGCATTTTTAAATGGCACTCAAGTTGGAGGGACTGCTTCAAATTCTCAATCTCTTAGTTCTTTTAGAATTGGCAGCAATGAAGGTGGGGAGATTATTTCAAACTGTTATATGTCTGATGCAAGGGTGTTGATTGGAACTGGCGGTACTTCTATTAGTGTTCCAACTGCCCCTCTAACTGCCATCACAAACACCAATTTTCTTTGCAGTTTTACCAATGGCGCAATCTTTGACAACGCCATGATGAACGACTTAGAAACTGTGGGCAATGCACAGATTTCTACAAGCGTTAAGAAGTATGGAACAGGGTCTTTGGCTTTTGATGGGACGGGGGATTATTTGCAAATCCCATTTAGTCAAAATCTTACAATGAATGGTGACTTTACTGCTGAATGTTGGGTGTATGTAACATCTGCACCAAACGCATACGGGGGAATTTTAGCCTTTTCAAATGATACGGAAAATGTTGGTTGGAATATTTTAATTGGTGGAAATACAAGTAAGTTTCACTTCAATGTAGCAATGACATACACCGACACGGCTACTTCAATTACCCTAAATACATGGACACATTTAGCATTAGTTAGGTCAGGCTCAACTGGCAAACTGTATATCAATGGTGTTGCAGATGCCAATACAGTTACAACAAGTGCTACCGCTACTTGTCCAACAAATCCGCAAATTGGCTCTTATCCTTTAATATCAGGCAGAACATTTTTTGGCTACATAGATGATGTACGTATCACCAAAGGCATTGCCCGATACACAGCAAACTTTACACCGCCAACACAGGCATTCCCAAATAATAATTAAGGAAATACAAAATGGAAATAGCATTAATTAATAATGGGAATGTAACCCAAGTAGGTAATTACGGAGACTTGTTTCCTAACACCTCATTCCTAACAAGCGGTCCTAGCGATGAATTCTTAAATGAAAACAACGCTAAGAAAGTTTCTCGATTTAAGTCATATGATTCTTTAACACAACAACTTACTCAAGCAACCCCATATATTGAAGGTGAGTGGGTATATGTTGTGTCTGTTATTGAGCTTACACCTGAGCAAATACAGTTTGCTAAAGACTCTGCTATGGCTAATATTAAGTCAACAAGAAACCGACTTTTAGCATCATGTGACTGGACTCAGATGCCTGATGTAGACTTTACAAAGAAAACTTTGTGGGCTACCTACAGACAAACTCTTCGTGACTTACCATCAACAATTA